AATCTCAATGCACAAATTGGGGAAATTTTTAGAGAATGTTATCGTTATGGACAGGCTAGTCATAGTGACGAGATGCGTGGGATTAAGAAAATATTGTTTTACGCACAGGCTGAATTGAAACGACTTGAAAATTTAGCCAAAAAATGATATGCTTGCTATACTTCCTCTCCGAAGATTGTAGGTTTTAAAGCAGGGCGAGTGCCTACACACTATGACCCCTGCACCTTTTACATTGTAGCCTGACTTGCTATCAGGCGCATGGTCGGATGAACAGATATGGCTACCTAAGTTCATTTTGAACTCGCGATACAAACAGGCTCTGTGATAGCCTGCCGACAAAAATCACCTTAATTCTATTTGAGGTATATTATGCCAATAATCGGTAAAAAGAAATTTCCATATACGGAAAAAGGCAAAGAAGCTGCAATGGACTACGCTAAAAAGACTGGCACAAAAAAGAAACCAGCGCCTAAGAAAAAATAATGGATAAAACATTACGCATCTTTGTTGGTTATGACGGAGATGTTGAGCCTATTGCTTTTCATGTATTTTGTCAGTCAGTTATAGAGAAGTCATCAATCCCAGTTAGCTTTACACCATTAGCATTAAACACATTAAAAGACTATAAAGAAACGCACACAGACGGTTCTAATGCTTTCATTTATAGTCGCTTTCTTGTGCCTTACTTATGTGATTATCAAGGTCTAGCGTTATTTGTTGATGGCGATATGATTATCAGGGCAGACGTAGCAGAGCTATTAAAGTATTACGAACAAAGTCCAGAAAAAGCAGTCCATGTAGTTAAACACGATTACACTACAAAGCATCCAGTTAAATATCTAGGCGCAAAAAACGAAGACTATCCTAGAAAAAACTGGTCAAGTGTAATGTTGTTTAATTGCGGTGCGTGGCGTAACAAAGACTTAACGCCTGAATATATTATGAAAGCCACAGGCAAACAGTTGCACAGGTTTGAATGGTTATCAGACCGATTAATTGGTGAGTTGCCTAAAGAGTGGAATTGGTTGGCAGATGAGTATGAGTATAATGACCAGGCTAAGTTAGTTCACTATACTTTAGGTACACCGTGTTTTAAAGATTATCAGTCTAAGGCTTATGCAGATGAATGGTGGGGAACGTATAAACGTGCCATTTATCCGCTAACAGGGAACGGAAAAGAAAGCGAATTGTAATATGGGAATTGGAAATCAATATAGCTATAATCCTGATACAGGATATTACACAGATTTTTATGGTAGGCCTGTATTCAGATTGCCTGAAAGTTATATTCAACAACAACAAACTCCATCATCTAACATTAGTAATCTTGTGCAACAAGCTATGGCAGCACAAGCTAATCCAGTAAGCATGGCTCAACTATTTCCATATATGAATTACGGTGGCACTAATAACACAGGCATGGGTGGATTGCTTGACATGATTGGTCAAGGCTCATCAGGTGCAGGTAGATTCTTGGGCGCAAGTAATCCATTAACATCAAATAACTCAACAACAATGTAATAAATATGTGAGCAACCGAAAGGACTCATAGTATGAATGAAAAAGTAGAAGAAAAATCAAAACGTGGTGGTAAGCGAGAAGGGTCAGGCAGAAAAGCTGGAGTTCCTAATAAACTATCATCAACGGTAAAAGAAAACGTCATTGATGTATTTAATCGTATTGGTGGTGTAGAGCAGATGGCTATATGGGCTACAGATAACCCAAACCAGTTCTATAACATATACGCAAAGATACTTCCAATGCAAACGGAGATAAGTGGAATAGATGGCTCTCCTATACCACTAAACATAGGACTTGATTTTGTCTCAACTAATAGCAAAGTTTCCTGATAAGCTGCAATTCTTATTCAAGCCTTCACGTTATAAAGTAGCTTATGGTGGTCGTGGCTCTGGTAAGTCTTGGGGATTTGCTAGAGCATTGTTATTACAGGCAGCCAATAGACCATTAAGAGTGTTATGCGCTCGTGAGATACAAAAGTCTATCAAGCAGTCTGTTCATACGCTATTGAGTGACCAGATACAGGCATTGGGTTTAGGTGCTTTCTATGAAGTGCTAGAGGCAGAGATTAGAGGCAAAAACGGCTCACAGTTTAGCTTTGCTGGCTTGGCGACTAACACAGTAGAGTCTATAAAAAGTTACGAAGGTGTGGATATAGTTTGGTGTGAAGAGGCTCAAAGCATATCTAAACGCTCATGGGATATTCTAATACCGACTATCCGTAAACTTGAATCAGAGATATGGATTAGCTTTAATCCTGACTTAGATACAGATGACACATATCAGCGTTATGTGATTAACACACCGCCTGATGCTGTAATCGTTAAAATGAATTATTACGATAACCCCTGGTTTCCTGATGTTCTAGAGGAAGAGCGGTTACACTGTAAAGCAACTAACCCTGACTATGATAATATATGGGAAGGTAACTGCAAAGCTGCTAAAGACGGTGCTATCTACGCTAATGAGATTAGAGAAGCGCAGGAGAATGGCAGAGTAACGAATGTGCCGTATGACCCAATGATGAAAGTTCATGTTGTAATGGACTTGGGCTGGAATGACAGCATGTCAATTATACTGGTGCAACGTGGATTATCTGATTGCAGGGTTATCGGTTACATAGAGGACAGCCACAGAACGCTAGACAGTTACAGCTCACAGTTGAAAGCGCTTAACTATAATTGGGGTGAAATGTATTTGCCACATGACGGTCAGACTAAAGACTTTAAGTATGGCACGAGCGCAGAAGAGATTATGCGTAAGCAAGGCTGGAATGTAAGGATTATTCCTAGAGCTGATATTGAAAGCGGTATTAAGTTAGCTAGAATGAACTTTCACCGTGTTTACTTTGATAAGTCAGTCATTAGATTGTTAGAATGTTTAAAGAATTATAGACGAGCAATTAATTCTGCTACAAATGAGCCTGGCGCACCGTTACATGACGAGTTCTCACATGGTGCTGATGCATTTAGATACTTGGCAACTGCGCTTGACGGCATGAAGAATGAAAGCTGGGGCGCTATTAAATATGATGCAAGGGGTATAGTGTGATATTAGAAGAAAGATTAAAGCAGATTCAAAAGCGCATTGCTGAGTTACAACGTAAAGCAGACGCAATTAAACTAGAGCTAGTTCCTGCCCCTGAAGGTTATAAAGAACATTTGTTTGAAGCGCCTCGCAGACGAGGCAGAAAGAAGCTAAATGAAGCTGAGTAAGAATGAGATACTAGCTCGTATTGAGCAGGAAGAAAACATAGCTTATGGCGTGAATGACGCTGCATTGTCTGACGACAGAGCTGAAGCTATTAAGTATTACTTAGGTGAGCCATTTGGTAATGAGGTTGAAGGTCGCTCACAGGTAGTTAGCTATGATGTGCAAGATACGATTGAATCGGCATTGCCACAACTTTTGAAGGTTTTTGTATCTGGTGACCGTGTTGTTACCTTTGACCCTAAGTCACCTGAAGACCAAGAAGGCGCAGAGCAGGAAACTGATTACATCAACCACTTAGTCATGGAAAAAAACAATGGCTATCTAGTGTTTTACACATGGTTCAAAGACGCACTGTTATCTAAGAATGGCTACGTTAAAGTTTATATTGAAGAAGAATCAGAAGTAGAAGAGGAAAGCTACGAAGGTCTAACAGATGCACAGCTAACAATGCTAGTGCAAGACAGTAACGTAGAAGTATTAGAACACACGCCTTACCCTGACCCTAGCGTCAATCAAGAAGAAATCATGATGCAAGCACAGATGACTGGTCAAATGCCAGTTATGCCTATGTTGCATGATGTAAAAATCAAAGTTACCGAGTATAAAAAAGAAATCAAGATTAAAAACGTAGCGCCTGAAAACATCATGGTGTCAGTAGATACGCCTAGCACTAATCTTTATGACGCACGCTTTGTTGAGCATCGTGAAGTAATGAGCCGTGCTAGTGCCGCTGAAACTTTTGGCGTTAGCTACAACAAGATTAAGAATATCTTTGCTGACACACAGGACAGTTACGAAGAAGAATCTAACGCTCGTGATATTTATGACGAGGAATATGACCGAGTAGT